GTTTTTGGATTTGTTCCACTTGATTTTGCAAACCAATCGTGGAGAGACTCATCTCCAGATGCAGTTTCTTCACTAACACCTTTCATTTTTTCTGGTTTGATAATATCAATAATCCGAAGAAAGGTATTTCCGTTTGCATCCTCAATTGTCACATCCTCTTTAACATCTTTGAACTTTTTATGTTCTTTTTTCGCAGATGCTTCCATTTTTTTCAAACGAGTATAATAATCTGGAATTTCATCAAGATGTTGAAGAGCAATATCAATTGCTAAAGTTTTATCTTTTGTGTGTTCGTGTTCAATAGGAGCACCCATGTCAAGTTGCTTCTGAATATCCGAGACATCCATACGATGTTTTCTTGCGATCTGCTCTACCGTTTTGTGTGGTTTTAATTGTTCATTAACTTCTGTTTCTGACTCTCCACTATCCATATGGTCAGCAACAGTGTCAATATAATCAGCAGCTTTCGTAATTTTTGATTGTATCCAAGCTTCTAAATTTCCCTCACCGTTCAATTTTTTCAATAATCTATCAATTGCATTTTTTGCAGTTTTTAACTCACTTCTAGCCATTGAAAATTCGTAATCTTCCGATATGATGGAATTACAAATCATCATATCTGTAATGAATCTCCAATTTTTAAAAGAGTTAATGCTCATTGTTTTTTCTCTACCTTTTATTATTTAGTTTTATCTTCAGGATTTATCCCATTTTTGATTAATTTGTGAAGATCTGCCGTTGAACCAATGAATACAGAATTGTTTACTGTAGATGGTCGTTTTGTTTCTTCTTCTCTTATTTTTTTATTTTTTTGTTGTAAGTCCATAAGTTTATCGGCAACGTCGGCAATATTTTTAATTCCCTGAAGTGCAACTTCAAAATCTCTTGCTTTTTCTGAACTCTGTGCTAATTCTAATATACTATCTATTGCTTCTTGTCCTTTTTCCAATAAAGCATAATAATGCCCTCTTGTATATTCATAATCGGCATCTAAATCATTTTTATCTGTTGGTCTAGATAATTTTGACGGAGATCTTTTTATAATTTCCTTTTCTATGGGAGTTGCCTCTATCTCTAATGCTTCATTTATATTGTCAAATTTATTATTCATACATCAATACCTTTGGATGGACTATATACTTTTCCATCATTATAATCATAACGATATTCACTAAATCCAAAATCATCAGTTTGTTCTATCAAATCATCATCTAAAGAATTAATTAAATTAATATAACTTCCATTTGTATGAGATTCAATTAGTGTACTATCTTTACCTCTTACTACAGTTAATGTATTTCCAACAATAGATTTAATTAACATTGATTCTGTATCAATTTGAATATACTCATTGATAGATAGATTTGTGGAATCTCCAACATCAAATGTTGTTATTTCATCGTCAATATTTTCTGCTAATGTTGTAGTATGATCATCGTTGTAATCTTGTATTGCTCTTGGTTCTGCAACATATCTAAGTTGTCTAGAAGCATTTTTGGTATTTGTGTTGCTATAATAATCAACTTGTACTTTTTTGATAAATCCTTCGTCGGAATTTGGAACAGGTCCAAACAGATAAGTTTTTGCTGTAAAATCTAATGTGTAAATGATAGTTCTTTTTTCTTCATATCCACTATCATAATTATCTTTAAATGATACATCTTCCAGAATCATTGGAATATCTCTCTTTTCTCCAATAGAAGATACCAAATCTACAGAAAGATTGAAAGATGGTTGAAAGTAAGGTAAAATTTGTTCTACAATTTGCAAAGCATCATCATTATATTGAGTCATAATTGAAAGTTGTATGCCTATGTTGTATGGAACAGGCATAAACATTTTTTTTATAGTTTTGTTATCAGTTTGACTTATTGCTTTAAATGTTTGCATAGTAGAAATTTTTCTACTATTATCATAACGAATACTAGTCATTTCAAATGACATTCTTGGAAGTGTTATTGATACTCTTTTTCTTAAGTCTGGTTTTTGTTCTAATCTAGCAAGAAACTTTTCTACTGGACCATAAGCAATTGGAACTCTAATAATACTATAATCTTCATCATTTTGTTTTTTATGCTTAATATCAATGGTATTAAAAAGAGTACCAAAAGCAATAATGGTATTTCTAATTATTTCGTGATAGTAGTATTGTCCAAACATAATATTAAAAGTTTTATTAATTATTTAGATTTAATAATCTCCAAAAGGATTTCTTTCACTAAAATCTAGAATATTGTCTGCTTCATCTTCTATAGAAATATTTTCTGCGTATGGATCATACAAATCATCTCTATCTATTGATAGAATTTTATAACTTGAACTATAACCACTAGTTGTTCCCAAACCAACAACTATTTCGCCAAGTGCAAATGTTCCACTAGTAACTTTAACTTCAAGTTTTCTAGTGTCGGAATCCCATTTGGATACATAAGCAGTTGTTCCTGTTGAAACTCCCCTTACAGTTTCATTAAATTTATAATTTCCATATGAACTGCCAGAAGGTGGTGGAAATGTGACAGATGGTGCTATTGTATATCCAGCACCAGCATTAATATATCTTATAGAAGTAACTTCTCCGTCTGAATTTATAAAAGCTTCTGCGGAAGCATTTGTACCACCAGAAGGAGCAGTAGAAATAGAAACTATTGGTGCTGATGAATATTCAAATCCAGTATTAATTATACTAATACTTGAGAGTGAATTATTAGAAAGAACTGCTTTTGCAATTGCTCCAGAACCAGAATTTGCTTTTATTGTTACTGTTGGTTCAATTGTATATCCATATCCTGGATTGACTATTAAAATTCTATCAACAGAATTTCCAGTTTGTCCAGAACGATAAGTCATAATTGCAACTGCTGTTGCCGAAATGCCATTCGGTGAAGTTGAAATTGAGACAATAGGATTAGATAAATATCCAGTTCCATCATTTATTAAATCTATACTTGAAACTGATTTACCGATTGGTGTACTTAAACTAATAGATGCTGTTGCAGAAGTTGCAGCACTTCCAACCATATTAATTGTTGTTATGTATCCAAAATCTTCTACAGATTCGTCAACTTCGGATATTGAGGTGTCAATAATATCATCAGATGCATAATCAAATACTTCGCATCTTAATTCATAAACATATAAATTATTCAACTGATAGAATGGTGCTTTTCCTTCTACGTATTTAATTTCAAATATTGTATTGTCTAGTGGTAAATATATTAAATCTCCTTCTTCTGGTCTTGTAGTTACTTGTATTTGGTCATTTCCATTTAAAAATGGAGTTATAAAATCTTCATATCTTTCTTTTGAAATTATTAAAGTAAGTTGATCTGTAGTTTGAACTCCAAATTTTGATAATATATCTCCCTGACCACCAAATCCCTGATAATTCATTAAATATGCTTCAATTCTAAAAGAATCATCAAATCTTGATGCAACTATTTCTTTAATAACAGTTTTTTTATTAATAATTTTTCTAGGAAGATATACTACATCTTGTCCATACATTCTCAATTGTTCATTAATTAAATCCTGAACTAGTCTTTGTTCACCAGAAGAACCTTGTAAAAAAAATGGATTAAGTGGTGACATAATTATACTCTACTAAAGGTATATCCACGATGACGAGTTTGTCCTTTTTTATTCAAACACTTACAAATCGCACTAGTATCCCCACTAATATAATCTGCACATTCCTTTATTGATTGAAATTTTTTATTTAATTCATTTATCATAACTGATTTTGATGGTATATGATTTCCTTTACCTTTTTTTGTATTTGATATTTTTTTGCTTCTTTTTTTTCTGTCTTCAACCGACAAATTATCCCAAAATTTTTGTACTCCTGCAATATGATTATTATTTCCTTTTTTCATACGAGGGGGATTTTCTCCACCATCAGTTTTGTTATAAAGAATACCTGTTCCCAAATCCTTTCTTCCATATTTTTTTATATACATTTTTTCCATTTGTATCGCATCTTCTTCTGTAAGATTATCTGCAACTTTTATTCTTCTTTCTTTTAGGGGAAGACTTATTCCAGGATGAGATTTGCTATTTATCCTACCACTGCACCCTTTGCCAACATAGTAAGGAGTACCATCTTCTCGGTTATAAAAGTAGCAATAGTATTTTTTCATATCTTAACCTATAAGGTCCATTGGGGGCAATTCGTATTCATCCTTAAGTTGCTTTTCAATTTCATCCAATTCTGCAACTGCATCGTCATAAATTTGTCTACCATTTAATTGAACACCACCAGGAAGCATAACTCCTTGAAATTTAATCATATTTTGGCCCCATTGTCTTTTAATTAAAGAGGTCAAATATTTTTTTAACCACAAATCATTATATACTTTTGGTGTATCTGATGGATCTATCATTCTATAGCAATCAAATATTAAATAATTTGTATCGCTCATTTGCGACCAATCAATGTCCAAATATAACCTATGATTTTTTTTATTAAATCTTATTTGAACATCTGGTGTTAAAAGTCTACTCAAATCTTCCAAATAAGTTTTTGTCATTGCATAATTTAAAAGATCCAATGCTCCATAATAATAAAGATCATTTAAAAATATTTGATATTTGAGATTAAATAAACCACTAGATATAGTACTAGAATCAACTTTAAATACGTTGTTGACTCCAATGACATAATCTGGAAGTTGTAAAAAATTATTTGTTTCTGTGTATGATACCGTAGTTACTCCAACATTTGATGATGCAGTTGAAGTAGTAACTCCTGTTCTTATTGTATTTACTTGATCTTTATCTAATTTGTGCTTTAAATATACTCTTTCAATACCATCATAATGTCTCTCATTATAATATTGGATGGCATCATCAACCAAATCGTCTATTTGATCATCATCAACATTAATTTCTAATACTGGATATCCAAGTTTTCTCAAACAATAATCAATTAATCCTTGGCGAGATGATGGTTGTGACATTTTTTAAATTTCCGCCTCTTCTTATTTATCTTGATCTTTTTGGGTATTCAGTAAGTTCCACCATCTATTATGCCTGATTCCCATCTAGAATTTGACTGATTGTAAAACAAAACCATTCCATCAGTTGCTCCAGCCACATCAACATCTAGCAATCCATCTAATTTTAATTTTGCTTCTGTTGTGGAAATAACTTTTATTGCATTTTGTGATCCGACTCTTACTTTAATGTCTGCCATTTTTATTAGGTAGTAATTCCAGCAGTAACAATAGCACTTCCCTCGACAATTCTGGTTTTGATTGAACCGTCATTCAATAATATATCATAACAGTATCTTCCTGGTTTTAATGTGGAAGTAATAGATGATCCCAAAGATAATGCTACTTGTCCAAATATTCTGTTAGGAAATGAAACTACGAATGATGCAGTAGTTCCCAATGATGCTGGGTGTTTTTTCATCAAAGCAGAACCAGTGTATCCAGTCAAATTTAATGGTGAATTTGCAACATTCTCAAGATTAAAAGTTTGTGAAAAGTCACTTCCAGCATTAATAACTATGTTACTGACATATACAGTCATTACTACATTCAGATAAGATCTTTCTTAAGTTATTTATAAATCATTTATTCACAATAAAAGTCAATAGTGATTTAATTTCACTTAAATCATTTTTTATTGACTTGACTTCATCTTTTAAATTTTCAAATTCTCTTTTTTCTTTGTATTTTTGTTCTGATATTTTTAAAAATTGATCATATTCACTTTTGTTTTTATTGACAATTGCATTAGAATTTAAATCTCTAATTAAATTCCTATCAGTTTTTACTATTAAATAATTATTCATTCTGCTGCATATGAACGAAGTGCAATTGACCTAAAATTCTTAATTCTAGGTGGTTTTGATTGATCATTAGAAGTCATAATAACTTTAATCATAAATCCATTAAATTGTGGTAGATTTTCAGCAGTAAACTTATATTCGCTAAATTGATTTACATTATTATTTGGATTTACTATTTTGTCTGGAGATCCATTAGTATTGAATGGAGTATAAATTTGTTGAAAATCTGAATTATCATTTCTATAAAGTTTATACATAACTCTAATATCTGCTCCTGCAAATTTATGTCCATCAAATTGGATATAAAGTGAGTTTGATGGGAACTCTAAAGCTATTTTTTTAGTTTCATATATTCCAGAATTTGGATCATTTCCTGGAATTTTACATCTACTATCAGTCTCAAAATCATCAACTTTATCATCAACCAAATTGCTAATTGTGATGATATTTGCAGTGTTCAAATCAATAAATGGTGATACATCTTCTTTTGTTGTAGATAAAGTCATTTCAAGTGCAAATGACTTTTGATTTGAAAGTAAATTATATTCATTTACTTTAGATGCCACAATTCTTGGACTATTGAGGTAATTTAATTTGTTTAAAGAAACATTTTCGTATCCTTGATCTACAAATGATGCCTCATTTCCACTGATACTAGTTCCTGAAGTTGTTTTGACTCTTGCTGTGATATTTGTTCCCGAAGGAGTGATTGCATTTACTCTTGGAGAAATAACTTCAAATGGGATATTTTGAGAAACTTCAAGATTTTTTCCACCGCCAGATTTGGTTGTTTTGAATGATTTTGATGTATCTGTTAATTTTAAATAATAACTATCAAATGTTTTTTCTCTTGGATCAATATTGTGGGTGTTGTTAATTTTTCTCAATGAAACAGAGTTAAATTGATAAGTATATACCAATGAGTTTACTGCGTGAGTTGTCTTTAAACTATTATCAATTGCTCTTCCTGCAATTGTAATGTCGTTTCCAGAAATAGAATTATAAGAAATTATTTCATTATCAATCAACAAGTAACCAGTATTAGCAACACCTATAGCAGAACCTTCAAATGAAGTTAGTATTCCAACATTATTTACAGTTATTGTTGTTGATGTATCTGAAATAGATGAAGAAAGAATTGTTGGAGATATATCACTATTAAAATTAATTACTTCTAATTTATTTGAACTTGAATGCATTCCATGATTTCTGTGATCAAACAATAATGTATATCCATCTCTGATTGGATCATCATTAACAGAAGTTGGAGCAGCAAGTCCAGACGATGAACCAGTAGAATTATAATAGGTCAAAGAATTTGATGTATTGAATGATCCATTTACATCATCAATAACCAATAAGTTTGTAGTAGAAACAATTCCAACTGTTGCTCTTACGCCGGTTCCAGTATTTCCTAATTGATTTGCTAAAATTAAATCACCAACTCTATATCCAGATCCCCCATTTGTTATATTAAAATTAGTTACAGAACCACTAAGAATAGTTACTGTTGCAACACAAGAACTTCCATAACCAGTTATTGCACTAAATCCAATATTCGCAAAAGTCCCATCAGTTAATCCAATTCCAGTAGAAGATACAACTAAAGAAGTTGTTCCCAATCCAACTGGTCCACCATAATCAAAAACATTACCGTAAGATGATGTTTGAGTTAAACTATTTCCTTGAGAAAATGCAATAGTCGTATTTGCAATGGAAACATATTGTCTCTTTGAATATGAAGTTGCTGGATTTTCTTTTAGAATTTTACCTTTTGGAAGATCGGAATTGTAGAATATGAAACTAGATGGAGTATTTGTTACGAACTTTGCCTTAAAGAGTTTAAACTTCAGATCTTCATATGGACTTCCACTCCAAGTAGATCCATTTTGTGATTTAAATAGTTCTCCCATATATGGTTGTTTGTTGCTTATTGAACCAAGAATCAAATCTTCTTCACCGACTCTAGATGTAAATGTTAAGTATTTGCTAGTTGGTGATACCAAAACAAGTGCGTATTCATATCCAGATTGCAAATATACTGGAGTTGAAAAATTAAACGTAGTTGGAGCACTTCCATCTATAGAAAGTGGAATATCTTTTGGATCAACTTGAGTTTCTCCAAAGGGAACAATTACTCCAGTTGGAGAACCATCTCTCATAGTTCTAATTTGAATTGTTACTGGAGAAACTTCATCTTTTGTTTTAAAGTAGACTTCTCCACCAGTAACAAATACACCATCTTGATATTTGTCTCTCTCAATTAAGAAAGATTGAGCAAGAGGATCATACCAACCAGTATCAGAAATATTTGTTCTTGTTTCAATTCTATTTTCATCAAGATTTTGTGTTATTTGTGTTATTGGTTGATCGGAACCAATTTGCTTTCTTTCAATTTCTGGAGTTTTGATTGAAAGGGTTTGTTCTTGAGTATTTTGTGCATAACCAGTAGCAAAATAAGTTGTTTGCGCAGAACTTTCTCCTGGATCTAAATTATTTGCATTTGTTGGACTTGTTGTAATTCTAATTGTATTCTGTCCAGTGGTAAATTTAGGATTGCTTGCAATTTTTGGATCTGGAATAAACAACGAGAAAATAAGAGTTCCTTTTTCATCGCTCATTAAACTTAATTCATTAACAATAGCCTCAGCAGTTCCAGATTCATTTGCTATCACAGAACCTTTCCTAACCCATCCAGAACGTGTTGGATCTACTAGAAGTGCTAAATCACCAGTATCAATGTTTATAAGCGTACTGGTGCTTGAGTATGATGTTCCCAAAAGAGATACTGAATCCAAGTCTGCACCATACCTATAATAAGTATAAGTTACGGTTGGTGATTTGAAATCGCCAAATTTATGATTCAGTTGTGCAACTCTAAATTTAATTTGAGGATTTCCAACTGATTGGGTTGCTACTGAAGTCCTTACAATATCAGAAGTTGTAAATGACCCTCTTGTCATTGTAATTGGCAAAAGTTTTGGAGTGCAATATTCTGTTACGTCTGTATTTTCAAAGAAAACATAATATTTTGTATTTGGTTTTAATTTATTTCCAACCACTTCAATATTTCTAGAACGGCAATTATATAAAACATCAACTCCAACAACTCTATTGCCAAGACTTATTTTTTCTTCACCTGCAGTCAATTGTAGGCCAAAAGTTTTGTTTATTCCTGTTTGCTGGATTGTTTGTAAATAATCATTAGAAAGTACATTAGTAGTAGTAGTTACGTCTCTTCTAAGTGGAACTTGATTTCTACGTTGTGCATCAACAACACTAGAAGAACTAATCACATCACTACTAACTAATTCTTCTTTAATTAATTCTCTTCCAGTCCAAGTTGTTTCATGTGAATTCCAATAACTTGCAGACATTCCACCGTTTTCTCTATCCTCTACTCCGAGCAATTCTGCAACAGCACCAAAAGCGGAATCAATTTTTATTACATCTGGAGTTTCCAGCATAACTTCTTCAATCCAGAAATCAGATATTGGAGTAAGTTCAATTGCTCCAGCATATAATGCTATGTGGAAAGGATTTATATTTTCTGTTCTACTTGCAAGACTTTGGACAATAAATGGAACTTCAGTGTATTTTAAAGTTAATCCTACACCATTTCTTGTAATATTGTCAGATTCAAAATCTTCAATCCAACGATAGTCTGAATTTGTTGGATTTGCCAAAGATGATTTTGTTTCAAAAATTAAAGAAACATTTCTTTCTGTTGATCTTGGTCTGCATTCTCCATTTTCTATATCAATATCAAATTTAGAATCACCCGTCAAATTGTGAGATTCGTGATTTCTGAAAGTATCTACAAAAAATCCTGATTTAAATTTATCAAGTCCAGTATTTGGATCTTTGATTGAAAGATTTTTTGTATCAGTTTCAAGTAAAGAAAGGGTTGTATAATCTTCTAATGTTTTAATTCTGGTTTCAAGATTTCCAATATCATTCATAGTATACCTCTTATGAGGTATAGTTTTTATTGAACAATCATTAGTAGCATTGATTGCATAAGGATTCATTGAAATTGTTGCAACTTCAAATCCTTCATTATTTGGAACAGGAAGTTTTGGATTTTCGGATGGTTCTCCTTTTTTTATTTCAAACAATCCATCTTTAGTTAGATACAATCTATCCAATCTTCCAAGATAATATGAATAATCAACTACAATTGTTTCATTGGAAACAATACTTTCAGAAGAAGACCCTGAAAAATTTCTACTTGAGAATGAAAATGGTGATAATATACTGGATGTAGAGTATGGTGAAACTTTTGGTCTTAAATCAATGTAGTCAGATGCTCGTATACCCAACACTGATGGTATTTCTTTAGAATAATTTAATGAATTGTAACTATTTACAGACTCAACTGTTCCTGATGATTCATTATTTTGATAATAATCAAAAATAATACTTAATTTTTTAGTTGGTTCTGAATTTCCAGATGCTCTTATAATTCTTCCATAATCTGCATATTCTAATCTATACCCATCATCAAATTTATAATTTCTAACAATATTTCTATCTCCAACTATTAAAATACTAATGGTTGCAATAATAGAAGAAGTTTTAAATGTTATTGTTTCTCCAATTTCAAAAGTTTTTTCATTTTCATATACAAATCTTATTTGATTTGATCCATCAACATATACAACACGAGCAAGTGATCCAGAAGAATTTCCAATAAGTTGCTCTCCAGTTTTTACATTATTTACAAAACTATCAGATTGTGATGAAACTGTTAATGCTGGTAAAGTTGGATTGCTGCTATCATTTGACTCAAAAACACCTAAAATTCTGTAGATGTCTGAATAATTTAATGAAATTTCATCATCTTGTACTCTAGTTCCATATATTGAACTATATGTAAGACCATCATTAAAAGTAGTTGATCCAATTCCAGATCCACCATATTTTGATCTATTGACTATTAATTCATTACATCTAACTAATGTTTTTTCTTTAGATGAAAGTGATGTTCTTTTTACTGTGCAAGATAAAGTTGCATTTCCAGTCCTAGAAAGACTAGAAATAGTTAATTCTCTTAAATTTCCACTAAACGATACTTGTGCGCTAGTTAAAACTTCTTTTTGTCCAGTTTCCCAAGTTAAAATATAATTATCTTCTTTAAATGGTTCAAAATAAATATTATTATCTCCAAGATCACTCAAATAGAAAGTATATGTAGATCCTGTAATATTTTTTGAAATTTGCTTTCTTGCAATATATGTAGAATCTAATAAATTAATTGAAGAAACATATCTATTTTGTATATCAATTTTATATCCAGGATTGGATGCATTCTCTAATGATGGAATTACAACATCAAAATCAACAACAGTTAGATTAGATCCAGCAGGAGGAAGATCACCTTCACATACTCCAAGAACTGTGGATACACCAACAAGTGTCAACCTGGTCGCAGAAACATTTGATACTCTATTGTATGTAATTGTACTAAATCCTGGTCTAGAATATTGTACAACATTTCCAACTTTTACTAATGACCTAAAATCTGAAACACTTGGACTTGTTACTGTGCTAATTCCTGTAGTTCCTGGAGTAATTGTAAATTCACTTGTTTCTGTGAAAACTTTTGCTTTTTGATCTAAAACCAAATCAGAAGCAAAAGTTGATACCCCAACTTGCCCATATACTGATTTGACATCGGTAAAATCATAATCTATTACTGATTTTAAATTCCTACCTGCGTTAATTCCATTAACTATGATTGGCTCATTAATTGTGAAATTTCCTTTGGTGTCATATATGGTTAGTGTTGTTCCATTTGAAATTGAATTTTTCAAAAATCCAGTTGCACCACTATATTGACCTTTAATATGTGAGTCTGCTGATGCAGTTATTCCAAGTCCTACAGTAACTGAAGTATATGTTTGAATATCAAAAAGTCTCAAATCGTATTGAGTAGTTGAAATTCCAGAAACAAGTCTTTGATTGAAGTCATAAACTCTAGCAATACCAATAGTTGATGCGGATCCAATTGTGCGATTTACGTTTAATCTTTGATCCAATAAACTTATTGTATATGTCGTAGAAAATCCAATTTTTGGAGAACCATAAACATTATTTGTTTTCACCAAGTTACCAATTTTTATTGGTAAACTTACATTCTGTTTTGATTTTATAGTTCTTGGTTTCACTGAATCTATGGATGATGTAGATGATTTATCAATGTCGTATCCTCTAATGTATGCTTTTCCTGGAGAAATTTGTAAAACAAAAATATCATCAGATGGGGTATTTCCATTCTGTGTTAATTGATTTTCATAATACACACCTCTATTTGAAATTCTATCATTCAAAGATTCTCTCACATCAATAGCAAATGGTGAAATGTAATAATCTCCAGATTCTTCAAATGTTCTTCTTGCTAATTCTTCTTTGAAAATATTTAATTCTGTTTTATTGACAAACTTTTGTAATGTGCCTTGATCTACACGAATTAATTCTATAAAATTTTGATCATTTAAATCAGTTAATTCTTTTTTATGTAAACTTACATTAAGTTTAAATCTATCAGCACCAGGAGATGATTCGTTTGGAAATCCTTGAGCATTGTCAAAAAGATCTGGATTTTCACTTGATGCTGAAATAATTTCTTCATTGATTAATAACCCAATTCTATAACTGGGAGAATTACTATATTGATCTAAAATTATTGTTTCTTTTTGTACTTTTACAAAATATCCTCTTATAAAATAAACGCCTTCATTAATTGAAGCAGAAGATCCAATTTTAGTTGAATTTGAAATTATACATTTTGCAAATGAACTATTTGCTGAAATTTTAGTTAAATAATAATCAATATCTGAAAGTGTAATTAGATTTTCACCATCAATAAAAGTCTTTATATTTGGATCTATTCCAGCAGATTTGTATTTTACATAAAGAGTATCAAATCCATCTATAGATTCTGTATCTGTAATTCTATTAACAACAGTTGCTGTTACACCAGAAGTTTCTCCTTTTATTTCAATTTCTTCGGATGATAATATGCTTGTATATTCTTTTACTGGTATATTTAAAAAATATGGATCTATTCTAACAGCAAAATACCTATCATCATAAAAAGTTGCTCCTGGAATAACAACTGATCCCTCTTTGAAAAAATATTGACCAAATTTTTCAGTTTGATTTTGAAGAATTGATTGTAAAGTGTTTAATTCTCTAGATTGAATTGGAAATCCAGGTTTGAATAAAACTTTCTTGTAGTTTTTATTCTCATCAAAATCATCAAAATATGGAGAGACATTTAAATTAGTGTTTTGTGCCATTTCTTTAGAATTCTACTACAATTTTTAATTCTTCTTTTTGTGAAGCAGATCTTGTGATTGGGGATCTGTTGTCAATGTAAATAATTTCACCATAATATTTTTTTATATCTGGATTTGAAATTCCAGATATAAAAGTTTGTCCTAGTTGAATTACTTTTCCGCCAACTTGAATATTATCACCAGAGAATGATGTATCTACAATTAATGGAGATCCACTGACGGTGGAACAATTTATTGTTGTTCCAGAACCAACAAATGAATTTAACTTATAACCATATGCGGACAACGTTGATAGTCCAACTGGCTGATAGTATTTCAAAACACCAGTATTTCCACTCCAAGAAGCAACATATCCAACCGCAGTGGATCCAACACCAACAGATTGTGTTATTAATGCATTTATTGGATACGATGTATCCGACGTATTTCCAGCTCCCACTGGTTTTAATTTCAATGCACCAAGATTTGTTGCTGTGGAAGTATTTATTGGTTCTATTTGACTGCCATAAATAACTGGATTTTTAATTATTCCAATTCTTGAAAAATTATTTCCAATTACATAATCTGGGTCAGAATCATATTTTGAATAGACCATAACTCTATATGATCCAAGTTCTTTGTAGATATCAAATCCGTGACCACCAATAGGAGGAATAATAACTTCTAAAGAACCACCAGAACCTCCTGTAACTTCTGGATTTCCTGCCGAATTAACACCAAAGTTTATGAATCCTTTAGTATAATTAGAACCACCATTTGTAACTTGTATTGTGTCAATTTCTCCACCATTGATTGTTATTGATACTGTTCCCCCAGTTCCATCGCCTAATATTGGAATATCAGTAATAGTTCCAGATGAACCTCCACCACCGGAAATGGTATATCCCAATCCCCTATTTTTTATAATTACAGTCTGTATTTTGCCATTAACTGCAGAATTTTTAATAGATTCTGTTGTTGAATCCCCCCAAGTTTTTGGTACAGGAATATAATTTTCAGTTGTAAATTTTAAAATGTCTGATGGTAAAATTGTGTAAAGATATTTCCAAAAGTATCCATCATTCCCTGCTTGTTGAGGATTTGTATCTACGAAATTTGGTTCATATAAAGATTTTTGACCATTTGGATATTCTGGATTTGATCCATTATTTAAACAAATATAAACTTTATATTCAGAATTTATGACATAAAATCTAGATTCATATAAAGTTTTTGCATTAGTTTGTGGAGCAGGATTGCCTATACTATAATTATTTCTATACATATCATAACTTACACCAGATTCCCAATTTACTCTAGGAATAATTCTAGCAACATCATTAGATGTTATTTTTTTCAAAAACAACATACTATCAAAGTATGAATTCTCATCTCTAAATGAATCTTTTGGTTCTGGTGGATCTGTTTGCCAATCAGAAGTGCCATAATTTTCAATATTTGTATTTGTGGGATTTGGATGTGCCAAAAAACTATAATAATAATTTGTTGTAGTACCAATTCCAGTAAAACTTTTAACAAAAGTTTCAGTGTTTAATATTCTGAATTGATCAGTAATTATAGCGGGCATTTTGTATCTTTTTGATTATTTATACTTTAATTAATAAATTAATCTCAATTGCAATAATCTAGAAACGTGTGCTGACGTTTCAATTCCAGCGGTTCCATTTTGATTATAAAATTCAAATGATTTGGAATTTGAATTTCTGGATATATTAATTGTACCCCAGGTATAAGTTCCATAAAAATTAAGTTGAGGTAGTGTGGATGTGTTTACTCCAGAAATAGATTCTACATTTGAATATACGCGGAGAGTGCTTGAACCCACAGAAACAATATTACTTGCATAATAAACATTATCAATAAAACTATTTCCAACAGAAACAACTGAAGATAAATTATTCTTTATGGAAGTTACCCCAGAACCAATTATTGTATTTTCGATAACAAAATAATCACCTGTTGAAATTCCTGGTCTAGTTACACTTCCTGGAATATTTGGATCTGGATTTATATCAAAAATAATCATAGGAGATGATGTACTTATTCCAGTAGCACTTGTTGCAATTCCAACAATAATTCCACAATCTCCAGAGTATGTGACTTTTTTTATTTTTTCAGTTACTGCAGTAGTTCCCAAACCAACAATTATAATATCATTTAAAGTTTGTGATAGATCATCTAAACTATTAAACAATGGATATATATTTTTAACATAAATTTTAGAATCTGTAGATGCAACTGAAGCAATGATATTTGTGCTTGGATATATTTGCGGTTCGAGATATGCTCTTTGTTTTGATATTTTGATTCCATCAATAATAAGATCTGAAGATTGTTTTGTCCAAACTATTGGCCTCAAGAATGTAGAATTTGTTACTATTCCTATACCACCATAAGTTTGTGTTTCAACCGTATCAGAAGCAATTAATTCATAAATGATTCTTTCATCTTGGGATGGAATGTTATTTTGCTTTTGCAATCTCAATCTATCTCCTGGTTTTACTGATTGATTTACATCAATAACCAAATAATCTTCTGAAGATCCAACATAAAAATAAATTTTTAATTTACTTCCAAATTTTGGTGCTTCTTGGAATGTAATTCTAGTTCCACCATTGAAAGTATAATCTACTTCTGGTTTTTGTAATACATCATTTAAGAAAATAAGTAAATTATTTTTCAAAATAATTCCAGAATCTTTTTGTGCATTTATGCTATAGTATTCTTTAATGACTATAGTTCTTGTTAATAAAAATGACTTTCTGGATCCATTAAATAAATTGCTAAAATCGTCAAGTTCTAATAATTGTCCAAAAGTCCAACCAGAGAATTTGCTTTGATATTTATTTTTTACTGTAATTTTAAATGCAGAAGTTCCAATACCAGTTCTGAATGGTATTCCAGAAAGAGTCAATACATCACCGATATTGTATCCATATCCACGATCCTGTAGGTCAAATGAAATTATACTTCCTCCAGTACCAACTACTACATTCATTTTTGCTCCAGTTCCATTACCACCAGTCAATGGTAAATTTTTGTATGGGTATGGTTCATCTATAGTAACTATAGGTGGACTGAAAGTTGTATACCCACTCCCTGGGTTTACTATTGTAAATGAAGTCACAATTCCATTTGTTATTGATGAAATAATTGATACTCCAATTCCAATTCCAAGTGTATCTGCAATAGAAACTCTAGGTGCTGCAGTATATCCAGATCCTCCAGTTGACAATCCTATTGATTGAATTGTGCCACCAACAGAAACAGTTGCATAACCAGATGCTCTATATGGTGATTGATAACCACTCCCGTTTGTTATATCAAACTCATTAATTACTCCACCTCTTGGTAAATCTTTATAATCAGATCCAGTAAAACTAATTGTTTGTCCAGTGCCTATAATTTGATAATCTGATTCCAAAAAAGATCCAACATCACCATAAAATGGCCTTTGAAAAATATTATTAATTAAAACAACTCCAAAACTGGTTTGTATTCCAGATAAAGTTGTTCCATTTGTTTTCAAATTAAATTGATTTTCGGTACTATCAAATAGGTCTGAAATGTCATCAATAATGTAATTTGTATTATAATTTAATCGATAAAATACTCTTCCAGTAAAAGTTGATTTTGATGTCAATGATCCAATTCCTGTTGGACCATAAGGAGCATCGGAAAAATAAATTGTACCATCTTTTACTATATAATCTCCAGACAATACGGTAACTGCTGCACCAACAGTATGTGCGGATGCGACAGAACCCATATAACTTCTGATGACATTGAGAGAATTAGTTGTCCCGACACCAACTAGATTTACTTTAAATATTTCGTTTTCTATTTTTAATAATGATTTTCCTTGAATTTTTGAAATATCATTTAAATAAATTGTTGTTGTGGTCAATCCAACTTGAGTGGATAATCCCACTGATATATCTTTTCTGGATAATGGGCTTTGAATTATATTATCAACAGTAATTAAACATCTACTTGTAGCCAATTCAGATTCAACAGAAAGACTATGATGTGTTCCAATACCAGAAGAAGTAAATGTTATTGCTATTCCAGAAGATGCTTCGGACGATCCTATTGCTAGTTTAATCGTATCTTTAGATATTTTAATAGCATACACATTAGATGGCAATATAGTTGTTGTCCCAACACCAACTACTGTTGCTGTTGTGATTCCAATTGGTGTTCCTCCATTTGGAGAATATTTCAATATCTCACCAGTGTTAAATTCATGATCAGAAATTGTTATTAATGATGAAGATGTTGTTATTCCAGAAGAATTGAAATTTTTGTATAATAACGTATTTCCATTATTATACAAACTAAATGAAGTCAATCCAACAATTTGACCACCAAGAGTAGTTGTTATTCCTGTAAATTGTGAGCTAATATCATCAATTTCTAAAACTTTATTTGTTCTTGATTCATTATAGTCTGTAATAATTTTAGAATCAAATTTAATTATTTTTGATAGTGATTGGTTATTAGTGTCTTCGGAAGCAAGATCATAGTGCAATCTATCATTTACTGAAGATGAACTTGAAATTTCTACATTTAAATCAATTTGCGAATCAGTTGATTTTATGGAAGATGATTTTCCAATACCATTTAGTATTTCCAAATTGGAAAAGTTTTTAAATCCAGATGTATGAGTTAAACTGTTGACTGATTCTTTCCATGCATCATATTCAACTTCTCCTTTTATAGAATATGAGAATCTTTGATAATAATCACTATCTTGAATTCTCTGATTATCAAAATTTAATTTTCCTTTATCTGTGTTCCAATCTTTATCTTTTTTAACAGTTGAATTAACATTTAAATCAAAATCAAATGAATATGTAGAATCAATACTTGATTTGTAATTTCCTATAGATCCTTTTATTTGACTATCTTTGTTGAATTTTCCATCAATATTAATAACTTTTAAAGTTTGTGTTTCTGGGTCCCAACCATTTTCAGAAACATATGCAGTTGTATTGTCGCTTAATTGAGTTATCTTTTCTCCTTCTAGAAAATTGATTTTTTCAAATTCTGCATTAAACGTAGACAAATCATTTGCTTTTATAACTCTACCAAAAGTTTTTGTTAAATCAAATAATCCACCAGTATTACCAAGACCAGAAATTGAATAACTAACATATTCTGAACCAGAAACTGTATTAATTCCAGTGATTGTAAAATACTTGTAATCATAATCACTTGAATTATAACCATCAGATGAATCAGTTATTAATACGTTTTCTACAAAAATTTTATCACCAATATTAAATGGAAATTCTGTGAACCCCAAAATAGGTGCTTTCAGATACAAAGTATTAAGTTTAAAACTTGATGTTGCATTAATAATACCAACTCCATTTGAATTATTGATTGGTAAAATTCTAATGTCATTTGTCAATCCACTATCATTCGAAATAATTTCTATTTTTGATACAGAACTTCCTTGTATAGAAGTCCTTGTCAAAATTGATGAGTTTCCAACAACAATAACATTTGGTGGAGAAGTATAATTTTTACCACCAGTAGTAATTCCAATTGTTTTTAATTTATATACATTTTTTAATTTTAAAATAGTATATACGTCTGCTTTTGGTGTTAATGTTTTATTGTTTGAAAACTCAAGACCTTGATTTGTAACTCTAACGTCTTTGATATTTCCAATATCATTAGATTCAATCGAAAGGACTCCATCAGTTCCTTCGTTTGATCGTATGGAAGATATTTGAGGTATTTTTTCCAAATTCAATCCAAAATTAATTGTTTTTATTGAAAATATTTTTCCTTTTGTATTTTTTGAATCTGTGGAATAATACGCAGTTGAAATTCCAGATGCAATATATGATGTTGTCTCTGCTGTTCCAACTAAAGTAAAATCAAATGAAGTTGTTCCAACTCCAGAAATGATATGAGATCCATTGTATATTGATTGTTTTACTTCAATTAATGAGTAATTTTCAACATCAGTATTTGTTGATGATGGATAAGTATCTGTGAATTTTATGTCTTTTCCTTCAATTCTATAAAAGAATTGATTTGCAATTGAATCACCAATAGAAACGTTTATTCTTGATAAAGGATTTGAATCTCCAATTGTTCCATATTTTCTTATTAAAGTTGAATTGTATTCTGATTTGAACTGATTGTCATAATAAAATTTAATATCATATCCAGACAAACTAGTATCTGATACTGCTATAGAAACATTATTTCCTTTATAAAAAGTTAACTTTGGATTGATTGGTGATAAATTGTGAAATCCCGATCCATACGAAGAAATTCCAATGTATTCATAATCTAATTTAGAAGCGTTGTATGAATTTGATGCTAGTTTAATAGAAGAATTTGATGTCTTTATGACATAATAAATTTGATTATTTGTAAGAGGTGTAATTGGATTTGCTGCAGTGTATACTACCACATCTCCAGTTTTATAGTTATGGTTATTAATTGTTATTGTAGAATTTGCAGTTCCGACACCAACTGCTGTCGATGCAAATGAAACGGGATTGACAACTAATTTTTTTATAACATTATTAAATTTAAAATTAAAATATTGATTTGAATTTGGTAATATATTTAAGTTTATATTATCGCCTACCATCAAATCAATTGACTCATCAATAGTTACTGTAGCATTTACTTTTTTAGAATTCCCTGTTACTTGATTTTTAGTAGATTCAAAATTGTGATTTGTTCCTGTATATGAAACAAAATAAACATAAGAAGTTGTAAATCCAACTTTTTCTGTTGAAACACCAATATACTCATCATTGATCTTGACGCAATACAAATTACCAAAATCATTTAATTTAAATGTTGGTGTTAGCGAACTATTTTTGATGCAACTATCGTTGAACCTATGGAAGTATATGACAATAAATCTCCAGTATTAAATTTATGATTTGGAAGATATATTGATCTTGGTGGGACAGACTTTATAATATTATTGCTTCCAGAAGTTTCCACAATAACATTGGTATAACTGTTTCCAATTCCAATAGAAGTATTTGGATTGAAATAATATGAATAATTTGTTTGAATATTTGTTGGTATTGGTGAATTATTATTAAATGTAAATGATTTTGGCAATAAACGAACTATACTTGTTGCTGTATGTGCTGATCCAACCGTATTATTATATGCTCTTTGGACTCTATATCTGTTATTATAATTGTCAAGATTTAAAATTAATAATTGTTCAGAATCAATTTGTATAATACTATTTGGTGTAAAATTACCATTTGAAGTTGGATCTGAAATTGAAATAAATGTGGTAATACCAGTAGTATTTGTATTTCCAATAGAAACAGATAATGATGCAACAATTGACGAAACGCTAATTGTCTTCAAACCTTCTGCGGATTTGTATAATGCCGATGAAATGCCAGAAATTTCAATAATATCTCCATTTACAAAATTATGAGGAACTGCACTAAACGCAGTAACTTTTTTATCTAAAAATGAAAAAACAAGATTGTTGTTTGTAATTTCTGAAGATGCAATTGATACAATATTTTTTCCCAAAACTTCCTTTACGCTGGAATTGACATTTGGAGCATTTAAAAATACTACATCATCTCCAACTTTATAATTAAAACCACCATCTTTGATACTAATTGTAGAAATTCCAGATTTTTTTGTAAAAATTACTTTCAAATCAACATTAGAATTGAAATTATCATCAAAGAAAGGATATTTTTTATATTTCTCTGATATTCCCTGTGGTGTAATATTTCTTTTATATTCTCCCGTGTTTAAATATGAATCGGATTGAGTTTTCAATACATCATAATTGAATAAATCGGTTGCATTATGATGGATGAAAGTTATATATGGAAATTCTGGATTTTTATCTACATCTAAAGTTGAAAAATAAGCATAGGTTCCATTTGGAAAATCAGAATTAACAATAAATCTTCCATTATATTCATCAAGGTCCCCACTGTCATTAAAGTTATAATCTTCAACAAAATAACCATCTGGATATGATGGTCTCAATGCGTCATCACCAATTGCGTCCAATACGTATCCAGAAACAATCCTTTTCAACCCACCAGTTCCAGAAGAATCTGCAATGCTCTTTGCATTTCCATATGGACCATAAATTGGATTTCCATCATATGCCCAACCTATAATTGGAGAATGTGAATTGAGTTCATCCAATTCTTCAAATGTATTTTCGTCTAAATTATCATTTAAAATTTTGCGAATTTCTTTTGTTGCATAATATGAACCTATTTTATTTTCTTTAAATCTTGCCTCTGATGGAATTTGTAAAGTTTCTTTGTATACTTCTGTTTCTAAAATATTTTTATATTTTTCTACTGCATTTATTGACCATTTTTGAATTTCAGCATTAAAAATTGCACCAGATCCACGAGGAGTCACTCTTATTATAGTGTCATTTTTGGAATATCCTTTTCCGCCACTTATAATATCAATTGATGATATTTCTCCATTGGAAGTATTTGCTTTTAATTTTGCATATTTTCCAGAACCAATTACTTCTAAAATTGGTGAAGTTGTATATTCAGATCCTTTATCTATAATATAAACATCTGAAATTTCTCCACTATCATTTACAATTGCTTTAATTGAAGCATTTTTTCCAGTTTGAAGAGTTATTTCTGGTCTTCTTATTAAGTTTATGATATTTGTAACACCATAACCAACACCACCTTTTTTTAAAAATACATTTTCAACTTTACCACTTACAACTGCATATGCAGTTGCAGTATAATATGATGGAATTGTTGTTGATGAAATACCAGTATTTCCAAAAATACTTACAGTTATTGGTGGATAATTAAATGTATGTGTTCCTACTCCAATATTAATTAAATTTGTATAAATTTTGTTGTCATAATCTGTATTGCTTATACTTGAAGCAGTTCCAGCATAACTTAATTTAAATTTATTTTCATCTATTATTGTGACTTTGTAATAATTTGAAGTTGACAATCCAGATATTGATGTGCCACTAGTAGAATACGTTAACAAATCACCATTTTTATAATTATGGTTTATTGCAAAAATATAATCATCATATGTGTTTATACCAACAAAAGTTTTAAATATATCTTTTTTATCTGATGGTGGATATGCAGCAGAATCAACTACTACTTTTTTATTTGAATAAGAACTTCCTGAATTTTGAATTGAAATTCTATCAATAATGTTTCTAAATTTAGAAGATGTAAAATTGTGAGTTTGGTTTCCAAAAGATAGAAAATCTATAAGATTTGTTTTTGTTAGAGCATTTTCTTTTGATACTGCAATAGAAAATGAAGTTTCATCATTTTTTGAAATATAATAAAATGCATTATTTGTTAGACGAGATGTTGAAAACCCAACACCTGTGCTTCCAATTCCAATTGGAAGACCAGAAGAAGTATAAATTACTTCTTCTCCATCAAAAAATTTGTGATCATCATCTAAATTAATTGAATTTGAAATTAAATTAACTTTAAAATCAGAGAAAGACACAAAATGTTGATATGAGGTCATTTTTGCTTCAGCAACACAACCAGAACCATTGCCCCCTGATATTTTTACTATGGGTAAATCAATATAATTAAATCCAGGATTTTCTAAAATTATTTCTTCAATATTTCCAGATAAATGTGGATATGCTTCTGCTCCAGATCCAGACGAATCTACAATTGAAATAGTTGCAGGATTTACAACATCATAATTTGATCCGATTTCTAAAACATTGATTTTTTGTAATTGACCATAAAATACAGAATCATTTGAGATTGGGGAATATAATTCCACACCATTCAAAGAAACTCCAATTGGACCATACAGTGATGAATTGTTTGTATTATTTTTTGGAAATTTTAAAATTCTTTTGAAGTTATCTTGATTTTTTAAATTATTTCCATAAAGATCTGATGGTGTAATTGTATTTGTATTATTTCCAGATCCATTAAAATTTAAAAAATTATTTGAATATATGTTTAATCTACTTAAAGATAATTGAATGGAATTTTCATTTAATTTATTTACATAATAATAACCAGATGATATGCCAGTTATATCCGAAGATGCTTCTAGATAAATTTTATCCCCAGTAATAAATCTATGGGAACTAATATTAATTACACCTGAAGATGCAGAGTTTGAAGTAAATGTTTTTGATCTGTTGGTCGTTTCTAATGCACTATATGATGGATAACCAGAAAATACAATATAAGTATTTTCATCTTTATCAATAAATGAATTTTGGATATCTGCAAGAAGACTATTTAAATTTAAATTACTGGAAACAAAATTTAAATTTTTCTTAACATAATATTCTGTATTATTAGTTAAAAATCCTATTGCAGAATTAGTTGCAATTTTAAATTGAGTAGAACTTAATACACTAGAAACTTCAGAAGAACTTACTATTGTTGAATTTGTTAATTTGTTTATAATATCTACACTATTTCCTTTTTGTAGAAAATGTGGAGATTTTGTTATTATTGTATTTGAATTTGCATCTACAGATTGAGTTTCTACATATGAAATATTATTATGAAACCAAGTAGAAAACTTTTTATCATCTAATAAAGTTTTCTCGCCAATATATTTTAATTTGATTTTGTCACCAGGAAGAAAATATTTTGTATTTTCCACTCCAGTAGAAAGATCTGAAATTGCACCAACAACCCCCATTTTGCATATTAAGTTTGTATCATTATTTTCATAACCATAAACAAAATTATCATCTATAATAGGTGTATTTTCAGTTAATGGTGATGAGAGTCCAATACAACCAAAAAATTGATTGTGTGATTTGGATGTATACGCAATTTCTATATAAACATTACTTTGTTCATCCAAATAATAAAAATTACCAGAATCTTTAAATTCAATAGTGGAATCTACAGTAACGATATCGGAAGATGGTGTACTTCCAATTACTTTAGTCTTATTGCTAATTAAAAAATTTCCATTAATAGTAGATTTTGGAAAACTGATTTTATAATATTTTTTATTCCCCAAATAAACATCTTCCACATTTGATATTGTTCCATTGGCAGTAGGAAAATCAAAAGAATTTTGATATAGGGTAGTTTCTTTAAGATTGGATGGATTTCCATTTAAAGATTCTACTATCATTTCATCAACACTTATCCATTCTGCTTCTGATGAAGATATTGTATTGTCAAATGGTTTTATAATTTGGACATTTTTTCCAAATAAAATTTTAAATAAAATTTTAATAGCACTATCAGTTCCCTTTGAACTATAAAAATCTTTTGCTCTAGTTAAAATATTTTCAACAGATACTCCAGGAGCAAAAGATCTATTTTCAAATCCAGGTAAAAATTGATATTTGTATTTTTTGAAAAATTCTTGTACAAATATAGAACTTAAATTACTAACTAACGATCCAGAGAAGTGCTCTTCTGCATCAGTTGAACTAAAAGTTAAAAATTCTGGATTGCCTTCAGTTTCAATTTGAGAAATACCACTAAATCCACGAATGCAACCAGTAAAAGAATTTGTTGTAATTCCAGTATAAGTGATAATTTCATTATTAACTTTCAATAACCCATATTTTGAAGGAAATCCAATAGTTGTGTTTACATTAATTGCATCATCAAATGCCAATACATCAGAAGTTAAACTTATAGAAATTGTGGATAATCCAACATTGCTATAAGTATCAATATGCTTATACGAAGGGATATTTTCTGCTAGATTTACAATAGAATATTCAAATTCTTGAGAAATATAATATTGATTTAAAAATTCTCTAAATAAAGGATTTTCTTCATTCAGAAATTCTGGAATTTGATTCTCAACAATATTTGAAATTTTAACTTTGTTTTCTAACATCTTTATCTCGTATACTTTTTATTGCTTGTGTAACTAGAAGGTGGAACGTAGGAATTTCCAGATTTGTTGGACCCAGAAGATATCGGATCTTCTATAAGATTTAGTAAACTATTACTTGTAGTATCTAGAACAATATAAAGATTTTCTTTTGCGATAATATCATTTGAATCTGGAATAACTTCAACTTCAATTCCAACAGAAGATTCTGTAGATATAATAGTTACTGGATATAATATAATTTCCCCTCTTTCATAGTTCACTGTTCCTGCATTATTGTTGATAAAGTTTGGAGATCCGTCAATTAAGGTAAAAAATCTAATTTTTCCTTTTTTTCCTGTAGAATCATCTGGAAGATCAGTCAAATATATATCACCATCCACTCCGCTTATTTTGAATGATGTTGAACGAATGTTGAATCCGTAAATATCTGCGTGAAATTTATTCACAAAACACAATTCATAATTGGCGAGTATATTATATGCAGGAGAAAGATTTCTTCTCATTTTCAAAAGAGTAATATTTGAAGTTATACCCTTATCTACGTTATCAATTAATGAAATCAACTTACTATATTTAATTCTTCCGCCAAATGAATTAATATCAGAAGATTTTGAATATAAATTAATTGTTGATTGAATTCTTGTGTATAAATTTTCTTTATTTGATACAAAACTTGGATCATATGATACTGTTGAATCATATTCTACGTACAAATATTTTAAATCAATAAATTCTTGTTTAATTCCTGCCACTGTATACTTTTTTAAATTATTTTTGATTGAATTTTTTGTAACATCGGAGAGAATTTCACCATTTTTTGGTTTAATTGTAATGTAAACTTTACCATATTGTGGAGGGTCAAGTTCTTCTCCACCATATGCGCTTACTGAATCAACGTTTGAGTATAAAAATGGAATTAGACTTGCATAATCATTGGACGTAACTGCCCTGTATTGCGATGCGTAGACCCTTGGAGCAAGATATTTGATCGTATCTATAGATTCAATGCCATCTCCGTTTTCAGACGATTGTAGAGTGGTAAGAAGAGATATACCAGAAGTGACTGGCTTATCAATTCCGTTCTCTACATAGGATAAATTACCAGAAAATGTGAAATTTGCACTACCATTACCATCAATTCCGTTTGTTACAATGTATGATGCGGTAATTGTACTACCATTTTCTGGATTTTTGCCAAAAGTGTTATCACCAAACAAAATTTGATACTTTTCATCATCAATTTCTTGAATTAAAAAGATTTTTGAGTTTGATTCTACTGTAAAAATATTTGTATAGAGTTCATATTTTTCTGTTGTGGTGCCAGTAACAGAAACTCTTACTGTTGAGGTATCAATATTTGCATTTGGTAAGATATATTTTGCGTTTGCTTGCGAATTATCTACATTGAACGTCTTTCTTAAAAATGTTCCTTCATAAATCTCAACATTATTAAATGTTGCAATCCCATTACTGTCTGGAGTAACAGAAATTTCATCTGGAATTGAAAAAATATAATTTCCACTTTGAACTGACCCTAAAGCAACTACGCCAGCATTCAATTTTACTAATCTTGTATTGATATTACTAACATCTACACTAAAACTAATCTTTGCTCTTGCAGATTTAACCGATCTTGGTACATAACCAATGTTTCTTGCCAAAGAAACTACATTTTCTCTTAATGTAGAGCTATCAATGAATGACTCATTGATAGCCATATTGGTGTTATATGATGTAATGTAACTATTGTAAGCAAGAAGATCAATTAAAACTGAAAAATTGGATCCCTCAAAGTCAAAATCAGTAAAATTAGGATTTGATCTCAGATAATCTTTAATCTGAGTTCGTAAATCATTAAAATCTAAGTTTGTAAATTGATTGAAGGACATTATACTCTTGTTGGTTGTAAGATAAATTCTATATTTTGTGTCGGAAATGGTAACCCAACAATATCATAAGAAATATTAATGTTTAAATCATTTGTATCTGCTGGTTCATCAATAAAAACAGTTCTCAATTTTATTCTAGGTTCAAAATTATTCAACAATGATGTAATTTCTTCCTGTAAAAATGAACTTATGCCTGAATTTTGTAATTCAAACATTGAATTTTCTACTGATGTTCCCAACAAATCATTAAAAAATCTTTCACCAAGACGAGTTCTGACTAAATTGACAACAGATTTTTTAATTGCGTCCTCATTTTTGAGTGCAATCACATCATTCGTAACTGGATGCCTCGCAAAAGACAAACTAATGTCCTTAAAACTACGAGAAATTGTTACTGCCATTCATCTTTTATACTTTAATATATCTATAATACTTTTTTACCAGTTTTTTCCGTAAACTGGTTCAGTTCCATACTCCCAATCATCATAATCTTCATCATTTCTAATCTTTTCATGAAGATCAGTTTGTTTTGTTAGATCGTGCTTTGGTGCTTGATCATTCATAAACTCTTGAATCACTCTTGTTGTGGGTTTTTGCTCATAATCTGTAACTAACTTTGTAGTTCCCCACATCTGCCTCATATAATTTGAATTTCTATCTATTGGTAAATTAGACATTTTAACTCCTGATTGTAAAATCAGAACTTTTTAAGGGGTTCCTATCCCTTATTTCTATCTATACTATTTTGATTCTTTAAATTCTGATATATTTGAAAGATCAATCAAAAAAATGCCCAACCATTACCTTTGGGAGTAATGACTGGGCATTTATAATTTAATTAAATGATTTATCGTCCTTGACCTCTATACTTCTTACGTGCTGCATTACGACTCGTAGCACTATGTTTTGTATTACGTCCATCTCCTTGTCGAGTATTCTTTGGAATACACTCAATCTTCATATCTTTCCGACTTTGTTGCGCCATTTTTAATTCTCCATCTAACGGTTTTATAAAAGGGTTTTTATAATATTCAAAAACATTAAAAATGCTTCTATAAGATCTTCAAAAAACCTCATAGAAGCATTATATCACGTCACCTTAATTTAAGTCAACTCAAATAATTCGCATCTTCTCATGTCCAACACGAATTCTTGGATCACACCAAATCTCATATCCTGCGTCCTTTGCATCAAGACAGAATGAGACATCCTCGCCACACATGTCCTGTACCTCACCACTCTCAAATTGTTGCATCTTTGGTGCAAACCAAGGATACTCCAAATTCTCGAATACTCCCTTCTTAATCAATACCCATCCAAATCCTGTATAATCAACTGTAAATGGTTTGCGACGTTTGCTCATCGTTTCACCATTCTCGTGATTCATAACTCCACCATTGGTCCTGAAATCATCTTCCTCTAACCAATGTGCAACAGATGTGGTGTGACCGTCTTCGGTCATATACCATCCAGCAGCAATATCTTTATCCATTGCTACAAGACGATAAAACTTCTCTGTGTCAAATACAATATCACTATCAATCCATAATTGATAATCATACTGCAACTTTCCATCCCATGGAACTTGCTTTGGCCCTCTCAATACATTCGCTCCTAAGCACTTACAACGTGCAAAGTTTACCATTGAACTATAGTCCTGTGAAATCTGAATACTTGCTCCACTCTGTACTAAATCAAAACATAATTGTACAAAGTTCTTCAAATACGTATAAGATACTCCTCGTCCTGGTAAACAAAATACCACAGACTTTCCACGAATCATTTCTTTTGCTGCCTCTAAATTAAAATCATTCTCTGATGTTACTTTAGGTGCTACTGTCTTAATCGTAAATCCTTTAGCCATAAAATTTTTCACCGTACATTTATTATTATACCACTACAATTTATTCATTGCAAGGTACTTCGTTGCTATTTAGAACTACTGTGATGTCCTCGTTTCCTCCCCCACTTGTCCATACAAGTCCTCTGATTAATTTCAGATTCTCATGTAAATCTTCCTGGGAAATTTGCTCAATTACATTCACACCCCGAACTGAAATATTATAAGTATTCATCCTCTTCTATCTTCTGGAATAAATCCTCCACATCCTTCCTCAAACTATCATTGATAATTAACATCTTATCTGTATCTAACCGATGTTGTATTGTCTCCAATAATACATCTTTCTCGTAATCATCAAATTCAAATTTCATAACCCTTATGCAGTTTTACCTTTTGTTTTTATATAGCACTTTAACCTTTTATCAATAAAAATTTTCCGGAAAATTTTTTTTATTTTATTCATAATCCCTCGGACGCTTTCAAAGGTTTGTAGGTTAGGGTAGTTTGCCTTTTTAGCTTTAGGGGGGGCATCGGTTAGGTATAAGAATACAACAACACAAAATATAACTGTCAAACAGTGCTGTTTAATAAGAATAGACGAACAATGACGAATACTTATATTCAGTACTGTGTGTTGTTATAACGAACTATATGGGGGGTGTCCAATATAACGAAGAGGACGATATAAGTGCTTATGTAACACTGTTTGATTCAAATAACGAAACTATACGGGGGGTATCCATAAAGACGAAGTGAGTGTGAGTTATAAGATAGTGGGGTTATAAGTTAGTACACAGTTCTGTGTACAACGAATATTATAGCACAGAACGAACAGAATAGCAAACTGTATGGGGGGTGTCATAATTGAGGGACTGTTAGTTTGTCATACCTCACATGCTATAACGAACATATGCTTATACTGTG